TTCCTGTCCAGCAAAAACGTAGTTGTCAGGACATTTTATTGTTTCTGGTGTTACTTTTTTTAACCCTCCACAATCAGCTATGTCATCTACTTCTTGTTTAGCGTTAACGTATTCGTCAGGACAGATTATTTTGTCTTTTTTACTTTCGGGGCATGTCTCGGTCGCAAGAATCCAATTACCGTCCTTGCAGTTTTGCCAAGTTGACGCGCACTTTATAGGATTGTCGAAGGCGTATTTCCGATTAGTGCAATCTATTATTGCGCCTACACCGCCTGCGGGTTTAGTGATACCGCCTGTGCTTGGCCCTCCTATTGTTACTGTAGTGCTACCGGCGCTCGTATCCTCTGATTTAGCTTTACCTACACACCCCGTACAAGCCACATTAGGTACTTCGTTTGTTTGTGCACAGGTGGTTCTCATAGCTATGCAAGGGTCTACTTTAGTAGTGCTATTTTCTGTACAAATTTTAGTATTCGGGTCGTAGGTGCCGCCTCTTGTATGGCAAGCACCCATTAAGACTAGATCAGCAAGAGTAGCGCTATCGGGGAGTTCTGTAAAAACCCCTTCTGTTTTGTCACCTATATTTCCAAGCGTTCCGCCGGTAAGAATTGTTCCTGCAGGACCGCCAATAACTACTGTAGTGTTGTTCGCAGTACCCGTAGGGCCACTTCCAGTCTGGCCTCCAGTAGACGGGGTATTCGGCGCTTCTACTTTTACCAAGACACCCCCCGGCCCTAAAACGACTGTATTTTTTGTTCCTAAACCACCTAAAACCCGGTCAACAACACTTGCAATTGCTCCCAAACCACCCTCAACCACACCTTCAATCGCGCCTCCCACTCCCGGGATGTCGTAAAGCCCCGGTATTTTAACAGAAGCTACTTTGTCTAGGAGTACGGCAGCCTTCTCAACAACTTGTGTAGCTTTGTCTCCTATCGCTGCCAATGCACCGTTGCTTTCCGCTGTTCCCATTGCTGCGGCTACAGCAGCAGTTCCGTTACCTCCCGATTGAACTGCGGCTAGTCCTGAGGCTACAATCTGGGATAACTGGGTAGGGTCAGTAACCCCCGCTTGTAGCGCTGCTGCGGCAAGAATATCTGCGGCTTCAGTTAAAGTAGAAGCGTCATCAAGTAATGCAGCAACTCCAGTGGGGGTTGCGTCTTTATCTACAGCAGCGGCTGCGTTTGCTTGGGGAGTTCCAATGGGTAGGCTTCCCGCCACTGCCTGATTAACCGATGCAGTACTAGCATCTCCACCAAACATATTGTCTACCGCGTTATACACATTCTTCAAAGCGGTAGCTCTGTTTCCACCGGACGAATCTCCAAAAGTGTAAGCAATACCTCTGGAGTCGTAACCCCCTAAACTGGATACAAAAGGGCTGTTTCCAAAACCCCCAAGGCTAACAAATTCATCACCGTCAAACCTTCTTACAGAGCGATCTTCAGGGACGGGAATCCCATCTACCATATCAAACCCACTACTCGCTCCTGCTGTACGACCTGTAGGCGGAGCGCTGGTAACTAAGGAGCTACCTCTCCCGTTAAACCCTTGCACACTCCCGCCACCACTGAACTTTTTAGGGGTCGTTTGAGAAGTGATAAAATCTATAAGGTCGAATTCTTTAGACATATTAGTTGTCTATCGCCCTCTACGGTGTCGGTAGCGTTGCTGGCAACGCTGACACTAAAGTTACTGTTAACAAGGTAGACGGCACGGCAGGGCGGGGACTTGCAGCCGCCTTATAATCAATCGTTATGCCTGTATTGTCTGTTGCCCACATAAGTTCTATATACTGCCCTGCTTGTATGTCTATAGTAAAACTATAGGTAAAGTCATCTACCCCACCTGACCCTGCTACGGCGTGCAGTCTACCAGTGTTTGCTATATCTGTTGCGCTCCTACGTACCCAGAACGACAGTTCCTTTGCACTTGCGCTACCGCTAGTCAACTCTACCGAGAGTTCAAAGTTATAAACCCCTGAGTAAAGGGGCGTTATCCTAGTCTTTGGCGTTCCCGTTATACTTATGGCTTCGTCTAAATACGTGCTTTCGAACTGTAATGCGTAAGCTGTGTTTATAACGCTGGCAGTCTGATCTACAGTAGAAAAGAACTTAGCGTTCGGAGCTTCTATAAATCGGCCTCCGTACTCCCCAACCACACTGTTTACAGCACTTGATAGCAAGTTAAAAAATAAACGTAAAATGTTATTCAGGTCGTCCAGATACTGCTTAATCGGTCCTGCCGCAGGTATAGGAAGTGCAGGTGCTGGAACTTTCTGTACTAGACGCTGCGCCACTAGCCCCTCCTACCATCAGGGCGCATATCCAACCGTGGTATACCTAGCTTCCAAGCTACACCTAGCTCAGTAGATTCCATTTTAAACGCCATCTGCCTACCACGTAATCGCACAAAGACCTGCCCAGTAAACTGCTCAATAGGCGCTGTAGCGGTACGGGTAACTGTTGACGCAGAGTTACCACCTACAGATAAAGGATCGTTATACCCAGAACCGGAGTTCTCCATAGGAGATAGAGTCATCACCGCAGCAGGATTAGCGACAGTGGACCCCTCAAACGTTACGTCGGGTAACACTCTATTAACAAACATAAACCTATCGCCGTCGTCCAAGTCAAACTCAGAGGAGGTTAGGGTTGCTGTAATTGCGCTTGCTGTTGCACCTTCTTGACTATCGTAGCCTACTTCGTGGTTTACCAAGTTGTTGCTGTAGGTAGCCGCCATAGGATTATCTCGAAGGTCGGAGTCTGTCCAAGCACTGCGCGATAACGTGCCGTAGTACCAAATCTCCTGTAAATAGTTGTACACCACGTAGCGGTCATTTTGTGTTACCCCCGCAGAACAATAAAACCACCATATTTCATCAAACCGCTCGTTAGTGCCAGCAACTACTTGGGCATATTGAGAAGTATTAAAATCATTAAACACATAGCTGCGAACTGAACAAGGTAGTGTCTTAACTGTACCGTCGTAGGAGTAGAACTTATCCGTGCCCATCCAATAGGCAATGTTGCTTGAGTAAACCGCAGCGTTAGTACTAGCTATGGTGATGTTGTCACCGAGAAGCTGTGCTCCCCATACCTCTGGAGCGCCTAGATACTGCATACCGTACAGTGCCGTGTCGCTCCATATCAACACTTCTTGGCGTGCTTGAAGTGTAGTAATTATCTCACTGCCTCGAGAGAGGCGTAAGCTACCGGCTTGGTTAGTAGCCAGCGGGGTCCAGTTGGCTACATCTTCTTGGTTAGACCAACGGATAAGCATAGGATCAAGTGTGGCACTGCCTAACGGGTTTGAACCAAAGCAAAAGGCAAACCGAAAGATGTCTGACACGAAGGTCTTATTAACTATAGTAGGTACGTTGGATGCCCCCGCTAAAGAAGTGACGTACACCGCACGAGCATTTACCCCGGTGCTTGCGTCCCAGTAGAACAATTCGCCACCACGGTAGCCAAAAAACAAATCTTCGCCAAAGTTAGCTTGGCTCCAAAGCCTTATCGGGGCAAGCGTAGTGCCACCAACACCCCAAGTACCTGCGCCCCAAGTACCAGCACTCCACCCAGTAAACGGCACAGCAATCTCGTTACCTGTGTTTATCTGGTAGGCCGCAGTAACCGTACCGCCCCCTGTCGCTCCTGAAGATGCCAGACTTGCAGCAGTTATATTGTAAGAATTTGCGCTTACAAAGTTAATCTGGAACTCGCCGTTTAGAGTAAGTCCACCTACTGCTGAAGCACCGCTAAACGTAACGAAGTCATTCTGAAGTGCGCCGTGGGCGTTATCAGTAACAAGGACCGTTGCGGAGCCTGAAGTAGTGGTAAACGGGTTAGTAAGAGCGGTAGCACCCGTCCTAGTAAGGCGGATAGGAGTAACGTCAAAATAAGCCCCGCCACGCTCAATGTAGTACTTAAGGTTAGTACCTACAGAAACAAGATTCTGCTGTTGCAGAGTGACCCAGTTAAGCATGGAGCGGCATACACCTAAGAACGTAGCAGCAGAGATGCGTACCCAACCGCCGATCTTCTGGGGCATGCCCCGTCTAAACCGCACCTTGTCAGTCTCGTACCAACCCCCTTCAGCGGCGTAGCGCGTGTTCTCGCGGTCAACTCCGGGGTTAAACTTTAATTTCTGAAGTGGCATGTTTCAACCTTATTCTGGGTACTCGCCCGTAGCGATCATAGATGCGAGTTCAATAGAGCGGCCTTTTACTTGACGGCTCCAATCGGAGTCTAATAATTCTTTTGAGGCAGTTTGATAGTCTGCTCTCTCCATCGCATCTAGTGCTAATACGAACTTCCGTAATCTAGTAGCACCGAGGTTAAAGCTAATGTCAATCATAGCATCCCTGCGAACATCATCAAGGTCGGCAAACCAACCAAACTCTATGCTCAGTTCCTTGATGACTCGCTCGATGTCTTGCTCCAGCAGGAAGTCTACTTCTTTGTCTGAGAGGCCTAGACCACCGTTAATATCGACGTTCCGGCCAATGCCTATTGTCCAGTGGCCTTTTGAGCATTTGTAGATAAGGTGACGGCCATTAGTGACAACCTCACCCTCATGCCTTTTCAGCATTTCGATTAAGTTCTGCATCCTTGCTACTTCTCCCTGCTAACACCCTGAGTCTTCTCAAAGGTACGCATAGCGCCAAGGCCCAGCATTCCCATAAGGACGGTGGTCAAAAGCGATGTATCTACTTCAGGCACTGTAAACCAAATGCCTAGGATTGGAGATATTATGGTGGAGTAAGCCAAGGCAGAGATACACACCCACCCGCAAGCTGGTCGCCATCCCGCTACAAACAGGCTCTTATGGGCAGCTTCAATTTTGTTGACCTCGATCTGGGCTGACATCTGCTTATCGGCCATAGTCGCAATCTCATGCGACAGCTTCTCACGCAGGTCTTTATCAGGGATTACTTTATCCAAGATAGCCGAGACAGGGCCAATTAAGGCACTAAGGGTAGCCAGCACTTTAGATAACTACCCAGAGAACAGCGCCAAGCACTACGAGTACGATAATAGCGCCAAGAGTGGAATGCTTCGTGCCTTGTACCGCACGCCATACGGGGCCGCCAATCTTTGCTAAACCATCTTTAATCATTTCCATTTTTAATTCCTATTCTGCAAGTAAGAAAAGTATTAAGCCTATAAGGCCGCCCAGTAAGACAAACAACCCTACCACAAGCTTAACTACCAGCATGAACTCATCGTCTTTGCGGACTGTAGCTCTTTGCTTTTTAGTCCTCATTTTTAGCTTAAAGTCTCTGTCTTTTTGAATCCTAACGGCATTCCTTTGGACCCGTTGCCACTGCGGAGATTTGCCCTGCCGAGAATACTCACGGCCTATCTCTTTCATCATATCGGCAATCCGGTCTTCTTGGGATTGGATGTCCATCGCCTCTTGCAAAGGAGACCCTAAGTAAGCATCTTTGTCGTGTTGCTTAACCTCTTTTATCTTTTCTTCGATAGCTTCTTTAGAGGCAAAGAAAGCGGAGATTTCTCCCCCCATCGCTTGTATATCTTTCTTCCGCTTTATGCCTTTTTGGACAAGCGAAAATGCTGAGTCAAGACCCTTGATTAAAAGTGCTATCTCGCCAATCATCGGATTTCACCCCAGCTCCTCAACTAAGCTAAAGCGCGTCTAGCTCTTCGTGCGTAGTACAAGCATTAATCGCTACGATGCTGGCATCTTTTACATCTTTCGCTGTGCTAACGGCAGCAGTATCACCAGAGGCATCATCTGCTTCAAGTCTAGCTTGCTCGTTGGCAACCTGTGAGTAAGTGCTTTTAGCCGCGCCTATCAAACCGCCTTTGCGATCATCTACAGTAATATCTTTAACTGCATAAACTATCTGCACCGGATCAGCCGAGACATCGAACGTATGGCCGTCATACATCTGTCGATTAGCCGTAATAGCAGGCTTTACTTCAACCGCTGCCTTCCAGCCAGCTTCACCTTCAGGAGGCGTTGTGTCCCAAACTTGTGTTACTTTTAAATTTTCAACTTTTACGTGTAAAGACATGAGAGTCTCCTTGTTAATAATTAATGGTTAAGTTTTGTTTACGGCGTATTTGCCTGTCCACCCATCCCGCT